CACTAAGCAAATCGGCGCTGAAGCAAAGGATATGACCCACGCAGTCAAGATGTTAAACTATGCAAACAAAAACACATTACTTGTTCTCATCTCACAACAACGAAATCAGTTTGGATCTATGCATGCTTCGCACATCCCCACAGGTGGAATGGCAGTCAAGTTCTTTAGCACCACTGTCATTAAACTTTGGTCTTCTGAAGCTGAGGCTAATGCTATTAAAGCTGGTATTAAAGTTGGCGACAAAATTATCGAACAAAGAGTCGGAAGACCAGTTAATTGGATTGTTGATTACAGCAAAGTCTCACCCCCAAATTTATCGGGACAGTATGACTTTTATTACCAAGGGGAAACTATCGGTGTAGACAGAGTAGGAGAAACCTTAGATGTTGCAGAAATGTTCGGCATCGTGGAAAAAGGTGGTGCTTGGTACACGGTTAATGGCGAAAGATTACAGGGTAGAGCAAAAGCAGTGCAATACCTTCGTGATAATCCAGAAGTTGTAGAAAAACTAATTGGAGAGATTAATGCCAAGTCTTGATGACTTTTTGAAAGAAAATAAAGAAGACATAAAGCATTATGACCTTGAAGATCTTCCTGGTGTTAGAGCCTGTTCAAAATGTGATGAAGATGTTAACGGTGCAAAGTGGGACCCTATAGATTTAGTTATGTCATGGAGATGCTCCAAAGGACATGAAACAATTTTTAAGGTGCAGTAATGTCAGAAAGATCAGAGGCTAAAAGAGATGGAGCCAAGCAACAAAAAAATAGTGGACGTGGTAATTATCAGAAGGGTGATGCACAATGGAGAAATTTCGTGGTGGATTATAAAGAATATGAAAAATCAATCTCTATTTCACAAAGTATTTGGGCTAAGGTTTGTACAGATACCTTTAAAGTTAGTAGGGATAAGTATCCAGTTCTCAAGCTCATCCTTGGCAAAGACAATAGCAAAACGAGGCTTGCAGTAATTGAATGGTCATTGCTGGAACAATTAGTGGAAAAGTGGGAAGAAGATAATGTTTAATAAAAAAACACCAACAGTTAAATTTATTTCTACAGTAGAAGGTTTATCTAGCGTAGAAGAAAGTAGACCAAAACCGTCTAATCAAGTAATGCCTCCTTGGTGGAAAGATGTTCCTATGATTAAAACTGATATTAATTTTGATGGTGTGATTGCTGGAAGTGTTAAAAACTGTCCTTCTTTTCCAGATTTTTTTTCTCAAGGATATATAGTGCCAATGTGGACGGACACGCTTTTGTATATAGACAGTGAAACACAATCATGGAAAGCAAAGCAATCTAATGGAGATTTTTCTTTAGGTATTCATCCACCATACCAATATTTAGATTATGTTAGTCATAAGTTTTTAGGAAAAGATACACATTTTATTTTTAAATTACATTCACCGTGGCAAATAATAACAGATCCAGGTTATTCTGTATATCAAATGCCAACATTTTATCATTTTAATGACGACTATAGTGTATTGGCTGGAGTTATTGACACTGATATTTATTATCAGAGCAATTTACAATTATTAATACATTCAGATAAAAAAGAAATATTTATTCCCAGAGGCACCCCACTTGCACAGTATGTGGTTTATAAGAGAGAAAAATTAAATGGCGTTGTTCGTGATTCTAATAAAGATGATAAAAATTTATTGAAAAGTCTTGAAATGAGATTTACAACGAGATTTGGAGCAACTAAAGAATATATAAAGATGAGAAAAGAAAGAGATAAAAAACAAAATGCTTAAAGAAATTTTAATGACAACTATTACTGGAATGGGTGTTGGAGTAGTTTTTGCATTATTTAAACTTCCAGTTCCAGCCCCACCAGTATTTGCAGGTCTTATGGGAATTTTTGGTCTATGGCTTGGGTACGGACTAGTAGGGAGATTTTTATAATGTTACAGTTTGTTTGGGGATTATTAATAGGCTTTTCAATAGGTTACCCAATGGGTCTTTGGGCAATATGGTATACAAAAAAAGAGGTGAAGAAGCATGTCGAACGACAAGGTGGAATCTAAAAATACTTTAGAGTTAATAAATGCTATTACAGAATTTAACGATCTGCATGAATTTATGCAAGATGAGCACTTAGACAAAGCCCTTGCTGTAGTTGTTAAGTTATTAATGAATCCAGATGTTCCTTCTGCAAAAGCCCCACTTTTAATTATTGAGCTGCAGGCAATGTCAACAAAGTTTGCAATGATGGCTTCCGTATATTCAACAATTATGAAAGACAAGGCTGGATCAGTAAACAATAATAAAAAGAATATATACTACTCAGCAAAGGAGTCCATAGACAAACTTGTAGATGCACTTAAGTATGTCGTAAGGTATAACTAATGATAGAAACATATGATATGACTTGCTTTGAATGTGGAGATGACCGTGAGTCTACTACATTTTATATGTATTATGAAATCGGCAGAGAGTACGAGCCTGGATACTCTGGAAATGAAGATGTTAGTCTTTCTAATTTAAAAGACACAGATGATCTAGACATAAATTCTATATGCGAAGACTGTAAAAATGATTATATGGAGATCTTAAATGGCTAGAGAAATAGTAAAGAATCTTAAGTTTAAAAAGCATACGGGCAAGCATTTTGACCCAGAGCTTTTTGCAAGCCTACTAGATGAATCATATCGTAATACAAAACGTGCTGACGGAGAGATGACTAAAAAATCATTTAGCCCTAGCTCACTTGGGTATGGACATGGAACATGTCCAAGATATTGGTATATGGCTTTCAGTGGTGCAATGTTTATTGATGACAATGATGCAGTAGCAGTTGCTAATATGGCACAGGGAACTCAAGCTCATGAGAGACTTCAAAAGCTAATATCTACTATGCCAGAATTTAGAAATGAAGAAGAAGAGATTGTAAATGAGTATCCACCAATTAGAGGCTTTATAGATTTAATTATGGAGTACGATAATGAAACTGTGATCGGTGAAATTAAAACAGCCAAGCAAGAAGTCTGGGATGCAAGACAATCCGAAATGAAACCTACCGCTAACCATTTACTTCAACTACTTACTTACATGAAACTTAAAAAGGCCAAAGAGGGATTTTTCCTTTATGAAAATAAAAATACTCAAGAGCTTATAGTTATTCCAGTTTCTATGAATGAAAAAAATACTGAGATTATTGAAGAAGCATTTTTATGGATGGCAGAAGTATGGGATAACTTTAAAGATGGTGACCTCCCAATGAAACCAGCTGGTGCTACTAAATCAAAAATGCCATGCACATACTGTCCTATTAAAAAGGAATGCTACGCTGGGCTTGTTGGCACAGTACAAATAGAGTCGTATAAGGTTCCCAAGATATGATTTGTGGAAACAAAGAGTGTGCTAAAGATTTTACAGCTAAGACTCATAATCAAAAATACTGTTCAGATGAATGCTGTCGAATTGCAACCAATAGAAGAATCATGGAAAAGTATTATGAAAAAAAGGCTATTAGAAGCGGTGCACATAGAAATTGTAAGAAGTGTAATGTTAAATTAAGCAGGTATAATCAAAAAGATATATGCTCTACATGTGAAAAGAACATTGGATCTGCTAATAAAAAAGCTTTATGGGATATTGTAAATGAAATTGGGTGAACTTATTAAGACCAAGGCCAACAGAGTTTTGGGTATAGATGCCTCTACTAACTCAGTTGCTTTTTGCTTAATGGAAAACGATAAACCTTTAAAGTGGGGTAAGATAGAGTTTGTTGGATCAGACATATATGATAAAATTTTAGATGCCAAAAATAAAATGCACGGCATGCTGGAAGAATTAAAATCAGATTATATAGTTGTGGAAGGTGCAGTATATGTTAAATCTCCAGACGCTGTAATTAAATTATCTTATGTTTATGGTGTAGTTATTGCAGAACTAATGTCTACTGGCGCAAAGGTTATAACGATATCCCCAACTTCTTGGCAGGCATACATAGGAAATAAAAACCCAACTAAAGATGAAAAGGAAGCAATTAGAGCTAAGAACCCAGGGTATGCGGACTCATGGTATAAGAATCAATTACGTAATATGCGTAAACAAAGAACAGTAGATTATTTTAACAATAAGTATAGTCTAGGTCTATCAGATTTTGATGTTGCAGATGCATTCGGCATTGCACATTATTCAAACCGAATGTTAACAGAACGATGAAATTATATCAAAGCAAAGATTGGTTGCATAGAAGATATGTGGTCCAAAAGAAAACAGTAACAGAGATAGCAAAAGAATGTAATGTTTCTGCAATGACTATACAGAGATATCTAGAGCAGTTTGGACTAATTAAAAAAAGATGAAACTTGAACCAAAAAATATAGAGTCTATTAGTTTTACTAAAGTATTAGATTCCTTTTATGTTTATACTGGAGATAAAACAGATCGTTATGTTCAAAAAAGCTGTAAGGACCATGGAGTTTGGGATAAAGAATTAACTGAGTGGATGATTAAAAATATACAACCAGGATGGACATGCTTAGATATTGGAGCCAATTTATTTTACTTTACAGAAGTGATGGCAAGGTTAGTCGGAAATAATGGAAGCGTAATATCGTTTGAGCCAATAAAAAGACTATGCAGGTCATATGAGTACGCTAGAACTTTAAATGAATATAACAATGCTGGTCAGATAGAAGTTATGCCATTCGCTTTATCAGATAAGGAAGACAATTTAATATTAAATATCTGGGAAGAAAATATTGGCGGATCTGGTATAGTTGGTGAGCATAGAATAGGTAACGATGGTCAGCATGGTAATTTTTATACAGAAGAAATACAGGCAAAAAGATTGGACTCTGTATATTCTGGTAAAGTTGATTTTATGAAAATAGATGTAGAGGGTCACGAAAGATTCGTATTTGATGGGTTCTCTCAAATGGCAAAGGATTGTCCATTAATTGTTGTTGAATTAGGCAGTGGACAGCCAGATGAATTTTTGGTAGAATTAAACGATAAATATACTATGGAATTTTTAAATGGGGAAGCGGCCACATTTGAAAGAATAAAACAGCATGACGTCGTCAACGTTTTGCTTAGGAGAATATAATGTTGAAACCAGTATTTGAAGATGTGTCAAGATTTAACTGTGATGATTTATATTTAAGGTCGGTGGGCGCTCCAGCAGGTAATAGAATATGGTCAACATGTCATGAGATTGCACACATGTTAATTGAAAAGAATATCTCATACGGAAACTCAGCCCTTGAGCCAGCAAGAATATTTTCAACGGCGGATTCAACAGAGCAATTAAAAGTCCGCATTGATGATAAGCTAAATAGAGTCAAAAACAATCAGGGATTTGCTGGGGATAATGATATTGATGATTTAATTGGCTACCTATTACTATATAAAATAGCCAAATCCAATTGACTTTTCAGTCGACTAGAACTATAATTATGTAATAATGGATATCGAACTTACTGATCATTTTGATCGCATGAATAAAGTAGTCTCAGAACTTCTTAAGGGAAGCAACCCAACTCAAATTGCCACAATTACAGGAATGCCACGCAAAGATGTGGTTGAGCTAATTGATGAATGGAAAGCGGTTGTGCATAATGACACTACTGCAAGAGAACGTGCCAAGGAAGCTATCTCTGGTGCTGATCAACACTATGCAATGCTTATTAAAGAAGCATGGAAAACTGTAGAAGATGCTGATCAGGCTGGTCAATTAAATGTAAAGGCAACAGCATTAAAACTAATTGCTGATATTGAAGGCAAAAGAATAGGCATGCTGCAAGAAGTTGGCCTGCTAGATAATGCTGAGATTGCATCACAAGTTGCAGAAGCAGAAAGAAAACAAGAGCTATTAGTTAAAATTTTAAAAGAAGTTACAGCACAATGTTCAAAATGTAAAATGGAAGTTGCAAAAAGACTATCTCAAATAACAGGAGTCGTTGAATCTATCGTAATTGAGGATGCAAGTGGATCTTAATTTTAATGATATTATTGATATTTTGGACGGAGAAGAGTTTGACGAAAAGCCAGTCGACTTAAAAACATTTGTTACTAGTCCAGACTATCTTGGGCTACCTCCGCTTTCAGAATTGCAATATGAATTAATTGAAAGAAGTTCTCAGATATATAAAGAGTCAACATTAAAAAAATTATTTGGTGAAGAAGATGGCTCTAAAAGATATAAGCAAACCTGCAATGAAGTAATTGCACAATTAGGTAAGGGTAGCGGAAAAGATTATTGTTCTACAATTTCTGTAGCCTATATAGTATACCTATTACTATGCCTTAAAGATCCAGCGTCATATTATGGAAAGCCACCAGGAGACTCAATAGATATCCTAAACATTGCTATTAATGCACAGCAAGCAAGCAATGTATTCTTTAAAGGTTTTAAAACAAGAATTGATAGATCGCCATGGTTTATTGGAAAATACGAACCAAAAGCTTCAGAAGTTAAATTTGATAAAAGCATTACAGTTCACTCAGGACACTCAGAAAGAGAATCTTGGGAAGGATATAACGTTATCGTTGTTGTGCTAGATGAAATTTCTGGATTCTCTATTGAAAATACTACTGGACACGATCAGGCTAAAACTGGTGAAGCTATATACGATATGTATCGTGCATCTGTAGCATCACGTTTCCCAGATTTTGGTAAAGTAATATTGCTTTCTTTCCCACGATTTAAAAATGATTATATCCAAACGCATTACGAATCTGTTATTGCTGAAAAGGAAACAGTTATTCAGTCCAAGACCATGAAGATGGATGAAGATCTTCCAGACGGAACAGAAGGTAATGAGATAACTGTTGAGTGGGAAGAAGATCATATTAAATCATATCTATTCCCAAAGACTTATGCCATTAAAAGACCTACATGGGACATTAATCCAACAAAAAAAATAGAAGATTTTAAAGTTGATTTCTATAGAAACTCACTAGACGCCCTTGGAAGATTTGCTTGCATGCCACCAGAAGCAGTAGACGCATTTTTTAAATCAAGAGAAAAAGTAGAAAAAGCTTTTAATAAAATGAACTTAGCAGTAGATCAATTTGGAAGACTTGAAGAATGGTTTAAGCCAGAAGCAGACAAAGAATATTTTTTACACGTTGACTTAGCTCAAAAGCATGACCACTGTGCAGTATCAATGGCACACGTAGATAGATGGGTTAATGTTAAAGTAACAAATGATTACTCGCAGCCAGCTCCAATTGTAAATATAGACGCTGTAAGATATTGGACTCCAACTGCAGATAAGTCTGTAGACTTTACTGAAGTTAAAGATTATATTTTGTCTTTAAAAACTAGAGGTTTTAACATCAGAGTCTGCACATTTGATAGATGGAATTCACATGACATGATGCAACAGCTAAAACAATATGGAATTAATACAGAGCTCCTATCTGTTGCTAAAAAACATTATGACGACATGGCCATGGTTGTGGCAGAAGAAAGACTTTCTGGACCAGCAATTAAATTATTAATAGATGAATTATTACAACTTAGAATTATGAGAGATAAAGTTGATCACCCTAGAAAAGGATCAAAAGACTTGGCGGACGCTGTGTGTGGCTCTATATTTAATTCAATAAGTAGAACAAGACCAGACAACAACAAAGAAGTAAGAATTCATACATACGAATCTATGACATTTGATGATGATTTTAGTAAAGATAATCCAGATGTCTCTTCAATGAATATGATACGGGCACCTAGGATTCCCGATGATTTAAAACAAGCGATGGACAGGATGATGATAATATGAGCGAATATCAAGATAAAGCAAAAGAATGTAAGTGTTGTGGAAAGCATGTTCCGCTGCCAACTGTATTAAAAGAATACAATGGTATAACGCTATGCCCAACAACATTTGCAAATGTTATAGAGTATAAAAGAATATGGAAAAACTTGGGAAATAGACCAATTGGTAGCATTAGAAAACATTTTTCTGACTACGTCCAACAAATAGTAGAACAAACTATAGACAAGAATGAGGACGGCAGCCTTCAATAGGTACTGCTGTATAATAGTATGTATGAAGAGGTTCATATGGACGAGTATGATGAAAAAATAGCTTACTACCTTGAAATAGGTGTTGTCCAGCTTGAGGGCGTAGATGAATATGGCGAAATTATATATTCAGTTTCTGACACAGCAAAAGAACTAGCCCCAGAACTATGGCAATCTCATGTTGAATATATAGATAATGCATTAATAGATTTGTATGAGTCTGGTCTTATTACTATAGACTACGATGAAAATTTAGAAGCAAATATAGGTCTAAGCGAAGAGGGTTACGAAAAAGCAAGGTCTCTGGGTCTTATTGAATTAGATACAGATAAAGATATACCAAATAACTAGGAGAATAAAATGCCATACAATATTAAACAAGGCGTAGCTGGATGCAAAGGATACGCAGTAGTAAATGATAAAGGCGAATTAAAAGGATGTCATGCAGGAAAATCTGCTGCTTTGGCTCATCAAAGAGCGCTTTATGCAGCGACAGCCAACGAAGAAAAAATGAAAGAAAAGAAAAAGAAGATACTTTAATCCTTTTTTAAAATATGATATAATTGTACTAGGATGCCCAATTGGGGTCCTATATTAATTTATTTGCTTATAAAGGAGAAATAAAATGGTACAAACATACACATGGGACCTTTTCAAGGACCCATTTTTTATTGGCTTTAATCGTGAACTAGATAGACTTACAAGGGTTCACAGCCACGCATCAAACTCAACATACCCACCATACAATGTAATTAAAACAGACGACGAAGATACATTTTTAATCGAAGTTGCTGTGGCGGGCTTTGCCAAGGAAGACCTTGGAATCACTGTTAAGGATCAAACTCTTACCGTAAAGGGAGAAATTAAGGATTCTACAGAAGACGCAAAGTTCGTGCATAAGGGTATTGCAACTCGTAAATTCACAAGAGAATTTGCTCTTGGAGAATATATTGAGGTTACTGGTGCTGAGGTATTAAATGGTATGCTCACAATTAAATTAGAGCGTATTGTTCCTGAAGAGGAAAAGCCAAAGACCATCAAAATAAAATAAATAGTATAATATAAATCTGCACCCCGTCACTGGGGAGTCGCAGATTATATGCGGGCCGCTACCCGCAGGATAGACCTGAGCATGTCTCAAAACGGCTCTTTAAAATTTAAGGAGAATCATGTTTGAATACAGAGTTAAGCAAGTAACAAAAATAGTAGATGGGGATACTATTGATGTTGACATTGATCTTGGATTCAGCATTTCATATTCTCAAAGACTTAGGTTGGCTGGAATAGATACTCCAGAATCTAGAACAACCGATAAGGTAGAAAAAGCTCTTGGATTAGAATCAAAAGAATATTTAAAGTATAAATTTAAAGATGCTAAAGACATCGTTGTAAAAACAGAAAAGCCAGATAGTTCAGAAAAGTATGGTCGAATACTTGGGTGGGTGTATCTTGATGGTAATTCTAAGTCAGTGAATGAGCAGATGATTGAAGATGGTTATGCGTGGGGATATATGGGGGAAACTAAAGTCAAAGATTTTGAAGCTTTAGCAAAAATAAGAGCAAAGAAGAAGTAGAATGCCTATCTATGAATACAAATGTGATTGTTCAGAAGAAGACGTCATACAGTTTGAAAGAAGTATAACTCAAGTTGAGCCAGAGTATGGTTGCGAAAAGTGTGGATCAACAATGAAAAGACATTACGGAACATTCGGAATCCAGTTCAATGGCAGTGGATTCTATAAAACAGATAATCCAAAATAGTCAACTAACTTAAATTAATTAAACTCTCATGATATAATTACAGAGTTACATAAACAATTTATGTAACTTAGGAGAGTCTTAATTGACTAGAAAAGCTAAACTTTTATTATTCAGCCTGATTGTATTGGGCTGGCTATCATTTTCTGTACCAGATTATGCTCATGCAACTGGAGAAAATGGTCAAGAACAGGTAGTGGTAAGCCCAGCACAGCAGGCGGTAAACACAGCTCTTGCAACAGCTACTACAGAGGTACAACAAGCCATAGATGCAACTGCAAATTCTGCAACTGAAATAACACAGGCTCAAACAGAATTATCTCAAGCGCAGGCTGCAGTATCAGGATTATCATCAGCAGTATCTACAGCACAAACAAGTGTTAATAATGTTCAAAGTGCTATTAATAATATTAACGGTGTTGATTTAACAGTAACTCCAGTAGATCAAAGTTCTCAATTAGTACAAGATGCTAAAGCAACTGTAATTAATGCTCAAACAGCAATTAATAATATTAATACAACTACTGCTCAGTCAGAAGTTTCTCAACTAACAGCAGCTAAAACTGAAGCCGTAACAGCACAAGCAACTGCTCAAACAGAATTAACTCAAGCAAACCTTGCTATTGATGCTGCTCAAACTGCAGTAAACAACTTACAAGCAACAATTGGAACAACTACAAACGTTTTGGCTGGCGTAGATGACGCTGGAGTAAGAATGAGTCTACCTTTTGGAATGCAAATGGGCGGAACAGTTTATAATGATGTTTATGTAGGATCAAATGCAACAATAACATTTGGTGTAGATCAAGGGTGGGTTTATTATCAAACTCCAGATGCCCCATCAGTTTCTATTGGTGGATGGGACTGGACAACTTGGAGCACAGGAACTGGAATTACATATTCAACTACTGGAACAAGTCTGGACATTGCTTGGGACTTAAGGCCTTATCCACAACAAGATGCTTCTACTCAAATGGTTCAAATAAGGTTTAACGCTGATGTAAATCCAAACAATGGTGCTTGGATGGCAAATGTAACTGCAGTTGGTCCAATACCAAATGGTGCGAGATTTAACTACAGGGAAACAACAAATGGTGCTGTTACAGAAATTACTGATACAAATACTGGTACTGGATTTGCGGGACAAATAAGTCAAGGTACATCATTTACTCCATATGTAGATCCAAACACTTCAACTGTTCAGGCAGCAGTAGATGCAGCAAATGCAACTATTACTCAATTAAATCAAAGTCTTTCTCCAGTTGTTGCTCAAAATACAATAAATAATTCTGCAATAAATGCTATAAATACAACATCATTAACAAATACAATTAACTCTGCGGTGTCAACAAAAAATACTTTACAAACAACATTAAATACAAGGTCTAGCCAGCTTACAACTGCTATTAATAATAATATTCCAACCCCAGCCCCAATCCTTGCAGAACCTATTGTTGAAGGAACTACAGTAACCATTGCTGCAGAACTGCCACAAGGATATACAGCTAATACATGGTTCTATCAAGTAATATCAAATGATCCAGATGCAGAAAATCCATATGAAGGTGGAACATATAATACATACGGTGCTCCAGAGTCTATTGAATTAACTGGATTAACAGAAGGCGCTACATATACAATTAGAGTTGCAAACTGGTCTGGTCCAGTTAGTAGCTATACTGAAACTGTTATTTCTATACCAGCTGAAAATAATGGAAATCTAAATGGAGGAGGAAATCCTCCACCACCACATGGAGATCCACAACCACCAGCAGAAGAACCACCTGCTGAAGAACCACCTGCTGAAGAACCACCAGCAGAAGAACCACCTGCTGAAGAACCACCTGCTGAAGAACCACCTGCTGAAGAACCACCTGCTGAAGAACCACCTGCTGAAGAACCACCTGCTGAAGAACCACCTGCAGAAGAACCACCAGCAGAAGAACCACCTGCTGAAGAACCACCTGCTGAAGAAATGTCGGTAGAAGAAATAGTTGAAGTGGTTGAAAATCTTATTGCAGACGGAAACCTAACAGCATCAGATGCAGAAGCTGTACTTGAATCTTTATCTGCAGACGGTGAAATTACTTCTGAAGAAGTAAATAATTTATCAGATGCATTAACTGAAGACGGTACATTCACACTAGCAGAAAAAGAATTAGTTGCAGATGCACTAGTAGAGTCATCGGAAGGCGCTCCAATTGCAGCAGTAGACATTGCTGCTGCGGGACTTGAATATCGTGATCTTCCACCACAAATTCCAGTAGAAGTTAGAGAAGATGCTAACGGTAATCCAGTAGTTATTACAGCCGAAGTTGCATCAGCATTATTAACATTAGAATCTCCAGCAGCACTTGTTAACGCAATTGCTGGATGCTTTAATCCAGAAGAAGCAATTGAAGGATTAACAGAAGAACAAAAGTGTGAATTGGGCAAAGCTTTAGCAAATATTGGTGCTGACATGAGCCCAGAAGAAAGACAAGACGCTAAAGAAATTTTAGTGGCAGCAATTTTAGTTGGCCAAGTAATCCTTGGTAGTTCAATTCTGAGAATAAGGGGGTAAATATGAACTGGTTGAAAAAAAGAGCTATAGCAATTCTTAGCGAAAACTTTACTTTTCTAGGATTTTTCGTGGCCTGGGTTGTCCTTGAGGGCAGCGCTAAAACAGTGGTCGGATACGTGACATTGGCCTCAGTAGCCATATGGTTTATGACTATAGGAATAAGAGAAAAGGCTGAAAAAGAAGAAGAATAGACTTTAGAGCAACATATTTGCTATAATGGTATTATGAAAAAGCTTACATCTATTGCTTTAGCCGCTCTATTAATGGTATCATTAACAGGATGCGGCTATCAGGGTTTCTACAGATACCCTTGCCAAAATCCAGAAAACTGGAAGAATGCTGAATGCAATCCTCCCGTATGCGAAGCATCTGGAACATGCACAAAAGATATAATTAAAATAGACACAAAGTCAGATTTAAATATAACAGAGGAAACAAACAATGGCTAGAGAAAAATTATCACCACAAGATTTAGATGCAAGATTAAAATTTATTCTAGGTATTACTTTGGGATCAATTTTATTTCTTACATCAGTAGGAATTCTATACGGACTATTATTCGTGTCACAACCAATTGGAGCACAATCAGAAAATGACAAGATGTTCTTCAATGTGCTTGGATCGGTTGCTACATTTATCACAGGAACTTTAGCTGGACTTCTAATTGGTCAATCAGGTGCTAAAGACATAATGTCAGCACAGTTGGCTAACAAAGAAATGGACGCAAAGAATACTCAGGCGGATAAAAAGTTAGAAGCAGAAATTGATGCAACAATGGCACGTTTAGCTGCAAAGCCAGATGGAGCAATGCCAGAAGAGCAACCAGTAGATACTGATTGGGATAAATAAAATGGCAGAACAAGGTACAGCAGCACGTCTTATTGAAATTGCTACAGCAGAAATTGGAACTATTGAAGGTCCTAAAGATAACGAAACAAAATATGGTGCTTACACAAAAGCTAACTTTCAACCATGGTGCGGTTCATTTGTAAACTGGTGTGCAAATGAAGCTGGAGTAAAAATTCCTAATACTGTTTACACTCCAGGAGGAGCACAAGCATTTAAAAAGGCTGGCGCATGGATTGATGGAGATTTAGCAGATCCAGAACCAGGAGATATCGTCTATTTTGATTTCCCATCAGATGGCGTCGATAGGATAAGTCACGTAGGAATTGTTGTTAAAGACAATGAAGACGGAACTGTTTGGTGTATTGAAGGAAACACTTCTTCAAAGAAAAAGGGAAGTCAAAGAAACGGCGGAGAAGTTTGTAAACAACTTCGTGCATTTAAGAAAAATAAAGCAGGAGTAATGATTTCAATCGTAGGCTTTGGTCGTCCAAAGTTTGGATCTTCTGGAAAACCAGCAGCATCTAATACTAAGTCTTCTTCAAAAAAGAAAACATGTGAGGCTTGCGGTCAAGAAATTAAGTAAATGAATACCTACAGAGTCAAAATAGAAGTAGATGCTGAAGTTCAAGCATTTAACGAAGATGACGCTATAGATTACGTTAATGACATATTTGGCGTAGACGAAGAAATTAAAAGCATTAAAGTAGTTAACGTAAAGGAGAAATAAAATGGCTAAAGAAGGATACAAACCAACATCAGGAATGCAATCAGCAGCACGTCGTGCCATTAAATTAAAAGAGCAGGGTAAGGCCAAAGGTGCTGGGACAGCAGTTGGTTGGACTCGTGCAGGACAATTAGCTCGTGGAGAAACATTAAGTCTATCTACAGTTAAACGTATGTATTCTTATTTCTCACGTCATGAAGTAGATAAAAAAGGTAAAGACTGGGACAATGCAGAAAGTCCTTCAAATGGAAAGATTATGTGGTTAGCATGGGGCGGGGATGCAGGATTCTCTTGGTCTCGTAAAATAGTAGAGAGAGAGAAAAATATGAAGAAGTCGCTTACAACAAATGAATTAGTAGAAGAAATTAAAGATATCCTAGACGATGTAGTTAATCCAGTAGATACAGTAATTGAAATTCCAGATGACGCAGACGTAACAAAAGCTTTGCGACCAGAAATTACAAAAGAACAGCTTGGAATGGTTATTGAGCATCTAATGGAAGCAATCGAAGGCATGATTGAAGTACCAGAAGAAGATTTAGAAGAAGAGGATTCAGAGGAAACATCTAATACAGCGGAAATGGAAACACAAGATGCAAATTCTTCTAACCCAGCTCCAGTTGGAGATCCTATGAAGAATGAAATTAATTGGCCAGTATCAAAATCTGTAGACGAAACAGAATATGAGTCAGATAATGAAGACGAAGATAAATGGGACAACATGGCTAAAGCTTGTTGGTCAGGATATACTCAAAGAGGCATGAAAGAAAAAAATGGCCGAATGGTGCCAAATTGTGTACCTATTGAAAAAGCAGAAGATTTATCAGAAGCAGGTCAAGTTACAAAATCCATATGGAATGGTAAATTTATTAAATAAATTCTATTGACATAGCCGCAGCACTCCTGTATAATAATACTTAGGGATGCTGCGGTTAACACATTTAGGGAAGAATGTTACATTTAAATCCGCTTGGTATAGAAGTATTAATAGATAGACTCAAGTCAACTAATTTAGATCCATATTGGGACAATTACGATTTTGTTTTATGGAAAAAAGATAATTCTGGATATTCAAATATTAAAGGCATGTTTAGAAAAAATGCTTGGGGTATTGCTGAAAAGTTTTCAGTAACAAATAACGGTACTTGGGTACTTCCAAAAAAATATGTCAGATATTTTAAATAGTTTAGGCGTAGACGCAGAAGAATTTGACTGGTGGCATCTATCAGTATGTAATGGAATGGATACAAACCTATTCTATGACAAATATGAAATGGATATCAACATTGCAAAAAGTATTGACGAGGCTTGCTTAGCTTGTCCAGTAATAGATATTTGTTTTAGATCTGGAGTTGACAACAGTGAATATGGAGTCTGGGGCGGAGTTTATTTAAATGCAGGATCTATTGATAAAACAAGAAACTTACACAAAACTCCTGAAGTATGGAAGAGGTTAAAAAAGAAAAATGTTTATTGATAAGACCGCAGAAAAGCAGGCAGAACATTTTAAATATGGAATTAACCAATGGACTGGAGAACCAAACAAGCCAGTATTCTATACAAAAGAAATGGCACTAAAGGTAAGAGAAATAAAAAAGCCAGTAGCAGATTTACTCATGGATATTGTTCAATATCCAGATTTTTTAGCAATAAGATTATATGAAGACAATTTTGTAATGTACGATGGTATAAAAAAAGAAATGGTTATCGACTACGTATCAAAAATAAAGAAACTAATAGAGTCATATGGAGTAAGATGCGAACTGGAAGGACAACCTAGCCGTGGAATATTATGACACAATTCATATAGTTTATATGATAGAAAAAGAAATTTATGGAACAGTTGATACTCTGGGCGCTTTTGCCTCAACTGTTAGATACACAATAGACGGAACAGAGTACGAAGAGATAATAGAAAATGATGAATTTATGATAATGGATGAGATCACATTCTTACATGTAGAGGAAGATAAATAATGGAAAAAGTACTTTGCTATTCTTGCAATAAAAGTAAAAATAAATTAAATGTAAAAAGGTCTGTCCTTTTTCCAATCAACTTATTAATGTGTGAATCCTGTGTGCTTGCAAAGTTTGAGCCAAGGTGGGTTTTAATTCTTGCTGGCAGACAAAACGGGCCAGACGTAGTAAAAGAATTCATAATTAAGAGAAAATACCTAGGCGAAGAAATATCTGCTGCTGAATTATTAGTATAATTAAACTGGTATAATTAGAACATAATGGATCTAAATTATACTGCAATTATTATTGCTATTTCTGCTGCTATTCTAAGCGGTATGGGAACAGCAATAATTGCTGGCATCAGAGAATCAAGAAGAGAAAAAGTCCGTAAAAAAGAACGGGAACAAGATCAACTAAAAATAGAGGTCAAGGATCTAAAGATAGCCCTATATAAAGTTGAAAGAGATTTAACTGAATGGAAAGATAAATACTACAATGCCATTCAAGAATTAATATCAGTAAAGTCTGAGCTTGAAGAAACTATGCTTAAACTATCATTCTTAGACCATCAAATAGATGATATGCATAGACTGGACACAGAATTTTAAATTTAGTATACTAGGAATATGACCTGTATCGTAGCCTTAATTCATGAAAATAAAGTCCTTCTTGGAGGAGATGCCGCTGCATCAGATGACAAGTCTGGATTAATTTTTCAAAGAACAGATCCTAAAGTTTTTAAAGTAGGACAGTTTGGTATAGGCTTTGTAGATAGTTTTAGAATGGGTCAAATTTTACAATACAATTGGACTCCACCAGTTTATAAACCAACTGCTGGATATAGAAACTTAGATAAGTTTATTAGAACAAAGTTTGTTGAATCAATTAAAGAAGCATTTCAAGAACAAGGCTATGGTAAGTTTGGAACTAACGCTCCAGAAGATGGAGATGAAGGCGGAATCTTTTTAATAGCAGTGCAAGGTGCTGGAAGAATTTTTACAATGGATTCAGACTTTCATATAGGGGAAGCAGACGTTCAATATATGGCTGAAGGCGCAGGACAAGAGTTAGCTTTAGGCTCACTGTTTTCTACTGGATTAATAAAAACTCCACGTAAACGTGTAAGAATGGCTCTAGATGCCGCAGCAAAATTTAACATGTCAGTCAGGCCACCCTTTACAATAATTGAAGTCTAGAGTATAATAGATTTATGGATATCAATGATCTAAAGCCAGAAGATTATACAAAAGCTATGGACTTGCGTGGAACTCCAACCCATGTATGCCCTTGCGGATGTAATATCTGGAATGTTAAGGTCATATTTTATCGCTCAGAAATTGCACAATATTTCTTAGACATGGAATGTGCAAACTGCGGTAGTCTTGCTACCGCACCTACACCAGAGGACGAATTAGAATGAGAAAATCTGAAAGAATTAGATTAATTGAAATGCAACTTTTAAAGTTAGAATTTGAAGTAGACCTTTTAAGCAATATGCTAGCAACAATTATGGAGCAGAATGGCTTACAACAACCAGAGATGGACGCTGGAAAATGGTATCAAAGAAGGCTTAAAAACCTAGACTAACTATTGACAGACTGACCCTTATTTAGTAGAATTCAGGGTATGAACAAAAAACTAATAATGGCTCTAGTAGCCACACTAATCGTATTACCACTTTCTGCTAAATCTGCAGAAGCTAACACCACACAGGCTCCAACCATTGCTATTATAGATACAGCGTTGGACACCTCATTGTCTTTATTTAAAGATAGAATCGCATACGAAGTATGTATTGTAGAGTTTGATGTCTGTCCAAACGGTAAGCCAATTATGGAAGGTCCAGGATCCGCTGTTATACCAGCCGATCTTATGCAAAAGTTAAAACTTGAACATGGAACTCAAATGGCTTCATTAGCTGTTAAAACTAATATGACTGTCAAAATTGTATTTATTAGAATTCAAGGTATTGACAGCAGAACAAAGTTAGCTAAGCCAAGAGGAAATAAAACAGTAGATATGGCACTCGATTGGATTATTGCAAATCAATCTAAGTTTAATATTCAAGCAGTTTCTATGTCTCAAAGTGCATATAATGTGACTAGACCAACATTTCCTTTCTATATGACAGCAGCAGGAACAGACTACTGTCCTAAATATCCTGCAACCGATCAAAAAGTTAATCAATTAGTTAGTATGGGAGTTCCATCATTCTTCCCTACTGGAAACAACGCAGACCAATCTAGAATCGCTTGGCCAGCATGTATTCCATCATCAATTGCAATTGGTGCAGTCTATGATTATGGGTCTGTCGCCGAATATTCAAATAGAGATAACAAATTAGTTGACTTTTATGCACAGGGAAATAACATGGCTTTGGGCCCAAACAATCAACTAACTGGAACAAATGGTACTTCAGGGGCAACAGTTATTGCAGCAACAAGCTGGGCTACTATTAAATCAATTAAGCCAGGACTTACATATACTCAAATATATGATTTAATTGGTAGTACGTCTAAGCCATCAAATGCTTTAGTGGCTGGCAAAGTAGTATCAATTGGCAAAACAATTGATCTAGTAAAGGCTACACAATGACAAAACAAGTAACAGTTCTTGAAGGCATTATAGAAGATGTAGCGTCAGAGTTATATCAAAAACTATGGAATGCAATTCCTGCAGATGAACAAACAGAAGACTCTTCCAGGGCTATAGGATTAAATTCAAAAGAGACAACACTCTTTGTTATCCAAAGATTTATGGATAAATTTAATGCTGCAGCAGAAGAATTAAAAGATAAGTAAAACGGTGGGATAGTATTGACTATCCCACACTTATTTAGTAGAATAGGTATCATGCAAACATTCCTACCAGATGCAGATTTTGCTCAAACAGCAAAGCATCTAGACCGTAAACGTTTAATGAAACAACGTATAGAAAACCTACAAATTCTAAAGTCTCTAGCAGGACTTTATAGTAGCGGTGCATGGTCTAATCATCCAGCAGTTAAAATGTGGAGAGGCCATGAAGACTGGTTGTTTCTATACAATGAAGCAATACTAAAAGAAGTATTTTTGCGAGGATATAAAGACAATACTTCATCAGAGTTTGATCGTGTGTATGAAGACAATTTTCTAGGCATATCTACAGATAAGCCTTGGTGGCTAGGAAAAGAAAAGCTACATTACACACACAAAGGTAGACTGTTTGAAAAAGATCCAGAACATTACTGGTTCTACCAAGATTTTGCAGACTATCGTGATCTAGGGTATACTTGTTGCGAGTCATGCAGTTACTATTGGCCAACTCATAAGGTGAGTTCATGATATTAACTGATGACAATCTTCAGGAAGCAATAGATAACAACGACCTATTGTTTCTTTATTTCTGGGCTGAATGGTGTGGACCATGCAAAATGTTTTCTCCCATCATCTCAGAATTAAAAGAAGGAAATGGATTACCAATATTTAAAATTGACTCAGACGCTAATCCAAAATCAGCAGAAAGATTTAGCGTAAGTGGAATACCAACAGTATTGGTTATTAAAAATAGCGTAGAAGTTCAAAGAGTAATCGGCGCAATGCCGAAGCATAAACTTGTTGAAAGAATAAGCCAATGGATTTAGATTTTGATGAATGGGTTTCTTTCGGTATTAAAAAAGGCTGGTGCGGACCACCAGTTTGCTATACACACGATGGACTACCATTATCAGAGGCGGAATATGATTTAGAAGATGAATGTCTTCATGTCATAAGAATGTACGAAGATAAAGAAATGAAAGAAGCTATTGAGGAGAATCACTCTCCTTCACAATGGCGTAATATATATACAAACTAGGTTTCTGTGCTCATCTAGAGACAGAAAGAAAAAGGAGAAATAAATAAATGAGTTCATTTAAAAAAGTCGCTTTAGTTATGGCTGCAGCCGTGGCAAGCACATTTTTGGTTGCAATTCCGCAGGCTTCTGCAGCAGTAAGTGGTGGATACGAATTATCATCAACTCTTGCTAATGGTGCCCGTGGTGTAACCGTTCTATCTTCTGATGCTGACAAGGCTGAGGCTGGAGTTAATTCTACTATTGCATTAACAACATCTGATACACTTGCTTCAACAGCAGATGATTATGTTTCGCTAGAAATTGCTGGACCAGCTATTTTTGGTGCTTATACAGCAGCAAGTAGCAATGCAGCAACACTAGCACTTACCAATTTAGGTAAGACGTTTACATTTACAGCAGCAACATCAACTGCAGTAAATCTTCCTTCACCAGTATTGGTTAACGTTACTGGAGCAGGCACAGTTACAATTACACAAAAGAAAAAGGTTGGATCAGCCGTTTCTGTAATTGATATTAAAACAATTTATGCAGGAACAACTGCAAAGACAGATATCCTATCTGTATCAGACTCACTAGGTCGTGTCCAGGATACATCTACACAGGGAACACTAGCATCATCAGCCGATGTTGCTGGATCAACAACTGTTGTAAATGATGGAACAGCATATGTGAATGTTTTGGCACGAGATGGATGGGCACAGACTATGGCAACAAACGGCGTATTGCAAGCAAATGCAAGCAATGGCGCAATTGTTGCATGGGATGCATCACCATCAGTTCAGGCATCATTTGCCGCTAAAACAGGTACTGGTGGAGTTCTTTATGTTAAGCAGGGAACTGTTAATGAGAATAAGCCAGTAACAACAACTATTACAGTTTCATACAACAACACAGTATTCGTCACAAAGACAGTGACATTTACTGGTCGTGCAGAGACTATTGCTGTATCTGGCGTAGACATCGCACAGTCAAATGGAACACGTACAGGAACATATGACTTTGTAGTTAAGGATGCTGCTGGTAATCAATTAGCTGGAGTTACTCCAACTGCTGATACAACAAAGTATACTTCTCAAGTTACAGCTGTTTCTGTAGCGGGAGCTTCTTCTGCAACAGCAGTACAAACTGGTGGTTGGACATGTGCTTCAACATCAGGATCTGCAACAGTACGTCTACAATTTACACGTACAGATGCTACAACAATTTATTCAAATGATTTTGTAGCAGCATGTGCTGGTGGAGCAAACAAGTACACAGCAACACTAGACAAGGCCTCATATAAGGCAGGCGAAATTGCAACACTAACAATCTCAGCAACAGATGTAAATGGTGCTAAGGTTTATGGTGGGGCAACACTAGGTGCTGGAGTTGCAATCTCAGGTGGTCAACTAACACCAATTACTGCACCTTCATCAGGTGACACATTTGATACTGCTGGAACAAGAGTAATTAAGTTCACAGTAGGAAACACATCTGGATCATTTAACATGATCGTAGATCTTCCAGCATATGTAGCAACTGATTCTGCAAAGACAGTAGCATATACAATTGCTGACTCAGGCGCAGTATCTAATGCTGAAGTCCTAAAAGCAATCGTGGCCCTTATTGCTCAAATCAATAAGCAAATCGCTGCTTTGCAAAAGTTGCTTCTAGCAAAGAAGTAATTTATTAAATTAATGGGGCAAGGGAGACCTTGCCCCATTAATAATAAAATGCTAGAATAATACAGTGGAAGATTATATTGAAAATAAAGTTCGGCAGGAAATTATAAAAGAGCTGTCAAACCTTGAGCTACCATACGAGTGGAAGCCCAGCGAAGTAATTCGCTTCATAATTAGAAAGATAGAAAAATAACAATGTTAAAGACAATCAAATCTTGGTTATTCCCAGAAGTTAAAGTGGAATGGCCTATTCAGGAAAAGGTAGTAGTTGTAAAGAAGGCTGCAGCTAAAAAGAAGCCATCTGCTAAAAAGACAGTTGCTAAAAAGCCAGCTGCCAAAAAAACAGTAAAGAAAACTACTAAAAAGAAGCCAGTAAAGACCGTAAAGAAGGCTTCTAAAAAGCGTTAATGATTTCAATAGAAGACAAATGCGAGATGCCAGACTGCACAAATAAGGCAGAAAAGCTTACATCCACAGAGTCAAAGATAATTCAAATCTGTGGGGATTGCTATCAGGCTAAGTACAAGTCATAAGCTCAAAAATGCTATAATAAAGGGATAGATGGCTTTCTAGACCCATCTAAATACAACCTATAGGAGATATAAAAATGTCAGATGGAAAAAATTTAACAGGCTTTAATGAAGTAAAGCCAGCAGGATCTTCACCATGGCCAACAGAGTCATACACAGAGGCTCCAGCAGCAGCTTTCCCAGCATCAGATAAGTCATCACAAGATGGCGCAGGTCTTGGAAATAGCGGTAAGTAATAATGTGCGTTGAATGTGGATGTCAATCAGTAGGTAGTGAAACAGGAATTGTTTCTGCACCTATGTTAGATGTTACAAGAGATGGTGAAGCAGGTTTAACACTAAACATGACTTCAACACCTGAGCAGACAAGACGATTTATCAATGAGTGAAAATGGTACTGGAATGCAGACTCCACCAAACAATGAGCCTGCAGGTGCTGTAACTTCTCAGGAGGTAGGAAGAAAAAAACCTAGTCAAGGTAAGTTTAATTCAGGTTTGAGACCACCTACTAAAATCGATAGAAATAAACACGGCATTAGAAGAGAAACAACAATTGGGCCTAAGAAAACTAGACCTAAGAAAGTTTAATTAAATATTAAACTAGATAACCCCCAAATTTATGGGGGTTTTCTATTGACGAAACTATTTATAAATACTATAATAGTAGTAAGAGATAGGAATATAATTTGACAACCATTGTGGGAATTCAAGGTGACGGTTGGACTGTCATGGCTGCAGATAGCCAAATTACAGATGAGAACTCTAAGATAATTAGTCCAGATACCCCAAAAATAATTAAGATTAAAGACATCCTAATTGGTTTACGTGGAGACGCAAGGCCTGGAGATATTATTGCATATAACTGGGTTCCGCCAAAAATTGTTGGAGATCCACAAAAATGGGTTGTAGCCAAAATGATTCCTTCTATGATAGAGGCATTTGATAAGTTTGGATATGACTGGAAAGATAAAGAGTCTGAATTTAACTTTTTAGTTTCTGTAAAGTCACAACTGTTTGACATTGGTTCCGATATGTCAATAAGCAGATCTCAGTACAATATGTATGCAGCTGGGAGTGGTAAAGATTTAGCTTTAGGTTATATGGCTGGACAGCCTTGGGATAGTATAGAAGAGGCAGAACAAGTTGTAATAGAGGCAATAGCAACAGCATCTATATTTGATATACATACAAGTGAACCGATACAAGTTGAAATAGGATGAGAAAGTTATTAGATGGATCGGAAGTTGAAGAGTTTCAGTTTCCAGTAAAGTTAGAAATTAAAACTAAAGCTCCAGGTAAATGGAAGCTTATAGATTTAGAAACTGGTCAAGAGTACATGGGCTCTAACGTAGTTACTAAATATGGAAAATGGATAAGGATGGACAAGTAATGGGAAAAAATGGTCCTAAACCAAAAGTACCTATGAACACAACTATAATAAGAGATGGTCGTATAGTAAGAATTAGAAAAGATGGAACCGTAAAAGCCGATCTTGGCCCTTACACTCAAAAGCCACAGAAGAGTAAATAATGATTAAGCCAATTGGCGCAATGCTTTTAGTTAAAGAAAATCAAGTTACAGATAGGAAGACGAGTAGCGGTTTAGTAATTTCTGCTGCTTTTGCGGATGCTGGACCTAAAAATGGAATTGTAATAGACATGGGTCCAGGAGAAGTTAATTACAAAGGAGATTTAATTCCCGTATCTCAAATAAAAGTTAATGATATTGTTTATTATCAAGATCACACTGGTACTGAAATTGAAGATGATGATGGTACAAAGTATTTATTAATAAATTCTAAAAGTATTATAGGTTTAAAAATATGAAGTCAAAAAAAATAATATTTAAGGCTATCAGTAAAAGAGATAAGTCTATTAAAGTTTACCCAGAGCCAAGCGTCATGCATTTGCCAGAATGGTTTAGAGAAACAAAGCCTTTTTCAAATGGTCATTCAAACTTTTTGAGAGCAGTTAAAGATAAAGAAAATAAATTTGAAGCAACGATGAAATTGTGTGTGCCATTTACAGACACTATGACTTCTGGATACACATTTTTATTGCCAGCAACAATATTTGTACAGCAAACTGAAGGAGGGCCTAAAATTACATGGCACGTACCATTTGAAATTTTAGATAGTCCTAAAAATGAAACCCTAGGATCATATCCTGTACCAATAGAATACCTGCCTATTCTTTTTAGATGGAACAGTTTATCGAAAATTATTACTCCAAAAGGTTACAGCTTGTTAGTAACACACCCAAGCCATAGACACGACCTTCCATTTCATACGTTAACTGGTTTTGTTGACACAGACCAACATCCAAATGCAATTATTTTTCCATTTTTATTGAGAAAAGGTTTTGAAGGTTTTATAGAAGAAGGAACTCCAATTGCACAAGTATTTCCAGTAAAAAGAGAAAATTGGAAATCTGAGCAACAGGAGTACACTGATGATGAGGAATTTCATGTTGAAAGAGTAAAATCATCATTCCTAAGAACTTATAAGAAAAAATATTGGACAAGAAAAAGATATCAATGAATAATAAAATTAAATTTACTAATAAACTTAGCATACAAATAGATGAAAAATATTATCCTAAGCCAGCTATAAAAGAAATTCCAAAATGGTATAAAGATGCTCCAGGAAACAGAGAAGACTTGGTAGAAGTTGAAAATTATGCTCATCCAATAACTGGAACAATTAAACAGTGTATTCCAGTTATGGACTCAATTACATCTGGATATATAATTTTTAGCCCAGTAGATTTAATAATAACTCAAATTAAAGGAGAACCATATTATGAATGGTATGGCCCTAATAATAATTTTATAGAGTGGCATCCAAAAGAACAAGGGGCAGGACATCCTGAAGCTAATACTAATTTTATACCTAAATGGATTAACCCATGGTCAATTAAAACTCCTAAAGGATACTCATGCTTATTTATTCATCCATCACATAGAGACGATCTTCCTTTTAAAAGTATGACAGCTATTGTAGACACAGATAAACATATTTCTCCAGTAAATTTTGTTTTTACTTTAAAAGATCCAAAATTTGAAGGATTAATACCAGCTGGAACCCCAATAATTCAAGTTTATCCTTTTAAAAGAGATAGTTGGAAAATGGAAATCGGAAATTTAGAAGACAAAGAAGAGTCAGCTAGATTTGAATGGCGTGTTGCCAAACATTCTAGCTTGAGATATAAACATAATAGCTGGACACGAAAAGATTATGCTTAATAGATTGAAGTGTATGTATAAAGGTCATAGCCTAAAACAGGCTGGCACATGTCCGTATACAGGATCAACATATGATTTCTGCGAAAGATGTGATTATATGATACCAAGAGAAATGGCAGAGTAATGAAAAAAACAATAACTATAATAGTTTCTGTTGTCTTAGCAATGGGTGTTTTTACAGCCATAAATAAATCAGACGATGGATGTGCTACTGTTTATGTAGACTATGGTAAATTAAATAACGGATTAAAAGAAACAAAATGTATTGATATATATGGAAGTACAGACGCTCTGTCGCTTTTGAGAAAAGCTAACTATATAATAGAGGGTACCAGAGAGTATGGTGAGGCTGTAGTCTGTAGAGTTAATGGGTTTCCAGACAAGTCTGTTGAAAGTTGTGACGTTATGCCACCAGCAAAGGCATACTGGGCGGTCATAATAAAGAAAAATCAAACTGTTCCACTTATCCCTAATGAATGGGGATGGGCACAAAAAGGGATTAACGAAACTTATCTATCTTCAGGAGACAAGATAGGGTTAGTATTTTCCACAGACGAGGAAGTAAGATGGCCTTAAGATTATTAGAACAAGAAGTTAAAACAAAAAATAAAATATCTGCTGATATTGTTTTTCAATTAGCTTTAACTTTATTTACTTTATATGTAGCCAATAAAATTAGCATAGATGTGTGGCGATCTATTAGGGGTCACTAATGGTCCACTTAACTCGTATTTATACTAAAACAGGTGACGACGGAACCACAGGAATTGCCAATAATGAGAGAGTCTATAAGATATCTCCATTAATAGAGGCTATAGGTGCAGTAGATGAGGCCAATTCTGCTATTGGAATGTCTGTTGAATACTACAATGACATTATCGAAAGAATACAGAACGACCTATTTGATCTAGGGGCAGAGCTTGCTGGATCTGATAAATTCAAAATAACAGATGACAGAATAGAATATCTGGAGAAGGTAATTGACGATTACAATGAATTTCTAGAGCCACTACGGTCATTTGTCTTACCTACTGGATCTCTACATAATGCTAGAACCGTAGTTAGAAGGGCAGAAAGAGCTGTCTGGATGGCAATTGCAATTCATAATGAAAATGATGTTCAAATAAGCAAGAACATCCCAAAGTATTTAAATAGACTGTCTGACTTATTATTTGTAATGGCCAGATACCACAATAAGGATAAAGAAAAATTGTGGGTTCAACGAAGGGAAGAAAATGATAGACAAGATAGTTAGTCTTATATTTAGATGGTCTGCTCTAAGAGAAGCCATATTTAATGAAGTTCGTTTCTATGATGCGTTAGACGCAGGCATTCAGGATGAAACTCCTGGGGCTAAATTCTGGCAGGATCAGGACGGGTGGAGATGGTGGAAGTATGATGAAACCAGCAATAGATATATATTCAATGATGTACCAACACGGTCAGCATTTGAAACAATAAATGAATTTGATTCGGAGGAAGAAAATGCTATTTCATAAGCACCTATTAGTAAATGCCAAAGTAAATAACCCTATGAACACAGAAGAACAGGGTATAGAGTTTCTCAAGGATTTAGTAAACCAGATCGATATGAAGATCATTAAAGGTCCATTTGCCAGCTATGTAGACAAGGACGGAAACAAGGGTCTTACAGCTATTGTAATGATAGAGACAAGCCATATAGCCTTCCATATCTGGGATGAAGTAGATCCAGGATTGGTACAATTCGATCTATACACATGTGGCCAATTAGATCTAGATAAGGTAATGTCGATATTTAAGAAATCATTTGATGTAGTTAAATTAGATTACATGTTATTTGATAGAGAGAATGGATTCGTAGAAGAAAGTTCTGGACATATTCCTAGTCAACTAGAATATACATTAGAAGAACTATGGTAAAGATATTAGCTAATATAGGTCCCAATTAGTGAAATCGAAAAGTGCGGCGGGAGAGAACCCCATGGATGATACTCATCCCCTATATACTTATAACTTCATATGCATGCAAGATAGATCAACAATGAATCTAGAGATATCAAGAGAGTTAGACTATATTCCTAAATGTCTCAAATGTAATGGCAATATGATCATCAGATACTCTATAGACAATAATGGAGATATATGGATGAATTCAGCCATATTACATGAGTAATCAAGGCTAGCTTTGCATCAGAGAATTTCTCCAAAATAGATCTGTATCCTAGATTCCCCCCTCCCATATACGTGTCTCTAATAGCCATATAAGGCTTTTTAGAGCTATATCTGGAGTATGTCTACCAATATAAATACTACTAATTAGGTTCTAAATACTACTGTTTAATTAGATATAGTATATACATGTAATTAGGCGACCCTCCATTTTAAACCATAATCCTCCACTTTGACCCATATAGCAGCATATATTCCAGGATTTGTCAATACTTCTCGTAAATGGCATATTCTGCCCATATTGTCAAGGCTTCAGGGGCATATAATATCGTGTCGTAACGACACAAATTTGCCCCCAATTCTATTAGATTTAGCATACATTCTCTCATATTCTCTATAAGTTTAATTAGATAATTAGAGTTATATATGAGATTTTCTCCTAAAAGTTCAGGGACATTTATATATTCTCCGTAAAGCGGTGATCTTGCCCTTATATGAATACATACAAAAGGGACATATATCACAATCTGGGCAATTAACCCAAATCGGACATATGTCCCTATTTGATTATATCTATTTAGTTATAGGTTTTCTGCACATGGATCACAGTATGGAGTAACTCCATCTTTGAAGAATACATTCTCTTCATTCTTTGATTCATTACAGGTTGTACATGTATAATTGGCCATTTTATACCTCCTAGGTAAATTATACAGCAAAGCTTCTTATGGCCCGCCGCTTTAGAAGATACTTACTCGCTGCACGTTGTCGAATGGGTCACGGTATGGTTCGTGTAGCCATGAGTGTCTATGACCAGGGACGGGTTCAGGTAGGTCTGCGATTACTTTCTTAGTTTCTTTAGGTAATTTAACATTATCCCATTGGTAAGTCTTGCTTAATTTAACTACATGACCATTTAACTCATTTGCTAGGAATAATCCTTCTGATGTTACACCTGCCTCAAAATCTGCCTTATAGCGTTTGCTATTAAATTTCAGTAGATGAGCAACAACTTCCATTATTCTATCTATTGTAAAATGTGGTTGATTAGAAAGTAGATGTGCCAATATAGCAGGATTAAACCAATGGTCTTCTACTGCATTAGCCAAATCGTCTGCTAACTTCTGTTCTTTAGTTTTCATATCCGCCTCTCCTAGTAACCTTGAATTATATCAAAATATGTGGGGAAGGTCAATAACGAAAGCAATCGACCCTCCCCAACTTTATTTAACTAAGCTTTCTTAGCCTTAGTCTCCGCCTCAAACTTTACGCCTGAGCTTTCTGCCTCTGAGAGGGCTTGCTTAGCTGCAGCTGAGAAACGGCCACGAGCTCCTACTGTGATGCCTTTTGTCTTTAGATATTCACGCTTTGTTGCCATAGTAATAGATCCTTTCATGATCTTTTTTATTATATCAGCTACCTACGATTCTGTAAATAGCCCTGGTTCCACCGATTTTAGTTTAGCTCCGTAAGGGAGTTAGTCAGCCCCTACAATTTTTTGAAATTCGAGATCATTAATTAATTTAGCAATGATGTTGTGGGCTTCGATGTTCTCTGTTTCAGATCCTCCCCACAAAAGCTGCTGAGCCTTATTTAATCTATCATTGATGTATACACTACTCATCCACGACATTTGTTTCCTCCTCATCTAGCCAGCCATCCTCTTCTAGTATGGCAATGAATTCATTATCAATCATCCAGTCAAGGACTGCTTCGTCCATTTGTTCAGCCCCGTATTCTAACGTGAAGTCAGCAGGCGGGTTAACCCAGAGTTTTTCCCAGATATTATCTAGAGTAACTCCATTAATAACAATATAGTCAGAGTCCTCAGTTACAAACTCATAAGATGAGTACTTGTCTCTGATTAAGTCCCATGCCCAAAGCCATACTAATGACATTCCTACATCCATGCCATTTAAAGTATTAACCATTTGGTCCAACTGCATGCGGACCTTTTGACCTCTATCATATGTAATGTCATCCATTAGCCTTGCTCCTTTCATTTATAGCGAATGCTAAATTATACGTTAGAGCATAGACTTCTGTCAATGCGTCCATTTGGCCCTCCCAGTATGTTCGTTCCATACTGTCCATGGCTTCTTCCGTTTCTTCCTCCTGCGCCTGTGCAAGAATCAATTGGTTCTCAGCCTCCAGCAAAAGGTTCTTTAGTTCACCGTGCAGAATGTCTGTTCCTGATTCCCCAAGGTCCACAAGTTTTTGAAGACGGGGGTGGAACTCAGTATGAATATCTCTCATTAGTATTCCTTTCCATTAGAGAGTATATCATTAGCCACTGACAATAAATGCCTGGTTGCCTTAATTTGTCCAGCTAGATATAAATGCTGATAATCCTCAACATTAGATACATCATCTTGGTCCTGCTTAAGACTAATTAAATGAATATTCATATATTCGATCAGACTAGTATGATTCACCTTGGACATATCCTTCCGCTAATAGACCTTCAAAGAAGTCCCATACTTTTAGTAAACCAGCTTGGACATCAGAATCTAATTTAAGTTCTGAATATAATTCAATAGCGGCAGTTAAAGGTATACCAAACTCCTGTATCTCCTTATATGTATAACCTAACATTATTTCTCCTCATTCCATTCAATGTAGTATTGGTCTTCGGGTTTCAAATCATAGAATAGATTAAATCTACCCTTAATATAATTATCTCCTGACATATCGGCAAAGCACCAATCTGCATACATTTGACCCTCATCTAAATTGGAATTAGTCCAATCTTCAACAAGTTGTTCGCCTATCTCAGAATAGATAGCGTCTATAACCATTTGGTTTTCATTCTCTAAGAAACTCATACTTCCGCCTTTTCTGTAGAAGGTAAGAATACCATATGGGTCTGACATTTTGCCATTGCCTCTTGGTCTTGCCAAGAACCTTGGTGGCAGTTAGAACAGAATTCTCCACAGTCATCCTCACAATAATCTAATGTGTCAAAAGACTGACATGCATAGCAACGATTCTCATATGAAAGAATCTCCTTTACTTCACCACGCACAATCTCATATTCCCCACCCCAGCCTGTTTCTTCTTCATACTCTAATGTGAGTAAAGAGTTAGGAACTAAGTTAGATAGTTTAGTTAGAATAGTTACAGCAGGTGACCATGCAGTCTCATATTTATATACAAGCCAGTTATCATCACCGTCTGATTTATATTCAAGTAATTCTGTTTCAGGATACTTGTCATCATCTGATACAGCAACATCCCATTTGGTTCCCCAATTAGAATTATTCCATGAATACCAATCCTTCTGAGTTTTAGCAAACTCAACAGACTTAGCAAACCAATCAGGGTCATCTAGATTTATGCCACCACGGTCAGGCTGTTGTGCATATTCCTCATCAGTAATTCCCTCATCCTTATATGAGTGGATATTAAAGAAAGCAAAGACAGGGTTAGAATAAGTAACCTCTTTAAATTTGGTGGGGAATCCATTAGGATTAATATCACCCATACCATGTGTCTCTATTGCTAAAGTAAACGGCTTATTAAGTCTATCCTTAATAGAATCAATTTCAGCCTTTGGACCTTGTATCGTTAATGTGTTATACACCCAATTTGGCATATTCATATCCTTTCGTTGATATGACCTAATTATATAATGGAGCACTGACATTTGTATATAGGATATGGGTGTGTTTCACACCACATTTACTCTATTAGATCTATTTGTCTTATATGCTAGGATTTCAGGAAATTTATATTGACTTCCGTAAACATGATATGATACCCTCACAGCTGCGGGCAAATAAAGATCCCCAGCTTTCGCTGAGGATTAATTTTTAAAGATATGAAGTCAAGGCTGCTAGACAACGAAAGGAATTAAGTAACTGCCTTATTTAACGACTTGGGGAACTCCCTAATAGCCGCACCCTGACTTATAGAATAGGCCCCTGGCCCACTCTAATTATATCATATCTCAGACAACTAGAATTTCTTCTAATGCATACTTCTCACAGAATGAACTTAGGTCCATGGTGAAGATTGCATCATTATTCATTCCACGTACTTTGTTATCTTGGTCTGAATGTGGCGCTTCTTCGTGAAGACTAAATGTTTGTTGCGAGAAATCAACAATAGCAATCTTGTGCTCATTGTCACCAATCTCATTTACATAGAGGCCCCATCCAGTTTCGCTAGACCATTGGTTTCCAACTAGATGACTAGTTGCGATACGTGTTGCATATGATGAATCATTCCAACGTGGACGTGCAGCAATGACAGCGTCCGCTAGTCTACCTAGCATTTGATGTCCAGCCCAGTGCCCGTATAGTACAATTGTATTTCCGTTTGGCTGTACAAAGCCAAAGTTTGCTCTATCTCCCATTTTATTCCGCCGTTTCTAGTAGTTGTGGTGATTCTTCCTTTTTGTCTAATTCTATAACTTCATAGGCCCATTTGTCAAGAGCCTCTGACTTTTCGTTATAGTGGTGGCCACAGAACGTTAATTCCCCGTTTGTGGAGCGGGCAAGAAACTTAGCCTGAGCTGAACAAGTATCACACTTAATCCATTCTGTCATAGTTTCCCACCTTCAATCATTTCAGATAGACGATCTAAGATCCAAGAATCGATGTCAGCGATATCAATCTCTGCAAGTTTCTCCATAATTTCTTCACGGGCAAACTTGTATCCGTCTTGAAACCCATCCTTGTAATCTGACATCTTATCTCCTTACGTATCCTGTTGGTTCATATTCTGAAACATAACTTTCTACAAGATTATGTTTGTCACGAATACGACTTACTTTCTCAATACTACCAGTTCCAACATTGAAAGTCAACGGTGACATTGCTTCAGGGTCAAGTCCCATTGTTTGTGCATCCCAATAAGCCATCTCCATTGATAGCCTATCAGGAGCAGTCAACTCAAAATACATTAGCATTCCCTAACGTATGAGATTTCAGTCTCAGTAATTTCAATGCGACCACTTTGTGAATCGACATAAAGATTATCTGTAACTTCGTCTTCAAGGTTGTCACCGTAATCAGAAAGCAAATCAATCTCCATTGTTCCAGCAACTTCGATTGTAGCAGTGAATTCAACTGTTTTAGTTAATTCAATATCAAGAGCCTCGGCGATTGCACGTAGAGTATCTTGGTCATCTGAATCAGCATATGCTTCAGTAATAATATCTTTAACTACATCAACCTTATTCTTGTACTGTACTACAACTTTAGAGTTTTGACGACCATTGTGTAGTTCGTATTCGATGCTTGTAACTTTGTCTGTTACATATTCTGCATCTGAATATCCATGGATAACTTTATAGGTTACCAATAGATTAGGGTTATATTTTTCTGCATCAGAGAGGGGAAGATTTTCTGTAGTCATCCCGTCCATTGAAGCCTCTAGATTATCTAACATTGTATTCCTTTCGTTTGTAGTGGATGATTCTACCACATTGGTCTGACACCACACAACCTGTGAGTCATGGCAATTACATGCTGGGTCTTGGAAATGAATTCCCTTAGACACAACCTCAATCGACGCATCGCAGTTTGTGCATACATACCAATATGATTTGAACATGGTGAGAATTATACATGTGTGCACTGACATTTACAAGCATTTCGGGAACTTTTTTATGTGACCCGTAACACAAAAAGCTGGCCTTTACTGTTGGGCGCAGCCTGCGATCCATATCGGACTTGAACCGACGGCCTCTACCGTGACAGGGTAGCGCTCTAACCAACTGAGCTAATGGACCTAATGGTGAGCAGTTTTATTTCATGCTCAGGAAAATTTATTACGCTAGGGCTTTTACCATTTTGAGAATTTTATTTTTCTCAGCGGTAATTACAGGGTCGAATCCAGAAGCAGAAGCCATTAGAGATTCGCTATTACCCTTGCGAGCAGTACGATAATAATCAAGGCGCTCAGTTAGAGCATTGAAAGCACCCCAAGCGGTACCCTTGATGTTAGCGTTAGTTGGTGAGTTATGATAAAGGTCGTCAATTAAAACAACCTTGCTTTCCCACTTTTTGATTGAGCCATTTTTATCCAATTCAGGCTTAGGATAGATTGTGCGAATCAAGTCTGAGAATTGCTTATCAGTAACTGATTGTGCAAACAATTCTTGTGCTTGCTTTTCGAATTCATCAAAGTATCCGAAAGTTAATCCAAGAGTTTCACGAGCAACTTGAATTCTGCCTTCAGCAGATTGTGTGTGACGAATCTTGAATGATTGCTTAGCATTACGCATTGCAAGATTCAAAGTATTTTGGCAAACAACACGAACAGGTGTAATTGCTGCTTGAACAGCAACAGAGCCATCGTGTGATGTCCATACGATAAGATACAATTTAGTTGTATCGTTAGCGCCTTGTGGGTCTAGTACCATTTCACGGGGAACAGTAAGAGAGCCAAATACTACTTTACCCTTTTTCAAAGAGCCAGCAGATTCCCAAGAGCAACGGGTATCGCCATCTAGTAAATTATCAGCGAATGAGAATAAATCTTCATTCTGAATAACTTTATAGCGTGAGCCTACAGTAGCCAAAACATCCGTTCCACTATTAAATGGATTTGTACGGATAACGAATTGTGCGTCTGATGTATCATTCCAATCGCTAGGAATGTGGTCTGTAGCAGGAGATAAACGAACATCCCAATTAGAGAGTTTCGCTTCATCGAGCATTAGTTGTGTGCTAACTTCTTCATCTTGTGAGAAGATTCGATTAGCGAGATTATGCCATGCAGGAGTTCCACGCAAAGCAAAAGCAACATCGTTGCCATTTGTTTCAAGGTTATGAGCCATGATTTTCCTTTCATTGCTAGTTTTGTCAAAGTATAACATAGTGCACTGACATTGTCTATCTTATTTGTCTTAGCGTTTCAGGAGTTATCCACAGCTACCCGTAAGCCTGTGGAAAACCCCCCACTATTGGGCGCATCTTTTAAA